AGAAAGGAAGATGACATGGCCGGGGTGAAGGGCAGGTCGGGGCGTCCGAGGCTCCCGACGGCGATCAAGGCCGCTCGTGGCACGCTCCAGCCTTGCCGCACGAACAAGGACGAGCCGCGGATCATCCCGAAGTGCCCGCCCGCGCCTGAGGGCCTGGACGCCGAGGAGATCGCGGTCTACGAGAAGTGGGCCGACACGCTGCTCCTGATTGGGGTGCTCTCGGTTCAGGACGGCGCCGCCCTCCGGGAGCTTGCCTGCGCCGACGTGCGGGTCCAGCGGGCGCGGGCCGCGGTGCGGAAGTACGGGGAGGTCCAGATCGACCCGGTCTCCGGGAAGACCTCGCCCTCCGGCTACGCCCGCGTCCTCGCCGACGCTTCGGTCACGCTGAAGCACTGGTGCGCGGCTTTCGGCGTAGACCCTTCCTCGCGCTCGCGCGTCACCGCGACGAAGCCGAAGCCCACCGAGAAGTCCGACCGCGAGAAGGCGCGCGAGGAGTACTTCGGAACATGAAGCCCGCGGCTCTGATCTACCTGCAGGACTCGCAGCCAGCCCAGCGCCTTGCGGTGGCATGGCCGCTCGTTCCGGCCGGCCAGCGCGAGGACCCTGCCGCGTGGGCGCGGCTCGCCGGGTTGACCATCGCCGACGCGGAGAGGTACGGCTCGGTCCTACTCGCGCACGGGATCTGCCTTCCGGACGGGACTCTTGATCACGACGCTGAGAACTTCATCGCGGCGATCGTCGCCGCATCCATTCCAAGGAAGAGGACGAAATGATTGCCCCCGATCTGCTCTCAATGGTCCGCCCCATCGACTCGCTGAAGGAAGACCCGAGCAACGCTCGCAAGCACGACGACAAGAACATCGCGGCCATCGCCGAGTCCCTTCGGGAGTTCGGCCAGAGGAAGCCTGTGGTCGCGCTGGCGTCGGGCGTGGTGATCGCGGGGAACGGTACGCTGCGCGCGGCGAAGATGCTGGGCTGGGACTCGCTCGCGGTCGCCACGTTCGAGGACGAGGGCAAGGCCCGCGCCTTCGCCATCGCGGACAACCAGACCGCGCTGCTCGCCGAGTGGGACGACACCGTGCTCGCGCAGACGCTCGAAGGCATGAGCGACGAACTGCGGAAGGCCGTCGGGTTCAGCGAGGGCGAGATCGAACGCCTCGTGGCCGAGTTGGCGCCGCCCGCGGATGACGAGGTGCCGGAGGTTCCTGTGGAGCCGGAGACGCGGCTCGGGGACGTGTATGTGCTTGGGGAGCATCGGTTCACCTGCGGCGACTCAACGAACCCCACCGATGTGGCCCGTGCGCTCGCAGGGTCGGAACCGTTCCAGATGGTGACGGACCCTCCTTACGGAGTGGAGTACGACCCGGAGTGGCGAAACGAAGCAGCCGAGGCCGGGCACATCTCCTGCGGCGATCGCGCCGTAGGAGATGTGCTCAACGACGAGCGTCGCGACTGGACCGCCACATACTCCCTATTCACCGGGGACGTGGCGTATGTTTGGCACGCAGACAGATTCTGCGGCGAGGTCGCCGACAACCTAGAGGCGGCAGGGATCGTAATCCGTGGGCAGATCATCTGGCGGAAGTCCCACTTCGCCATTTCGCGCGGCGCATACCACTGGCAGCATGAGCCGTGCTGGTACGCGGTGAGAAAGGGGCGCTCCGCGAAATGGTGCGGCGATCGTTCTCAGTCAACCGTGTGGGACATTACTCACATGAAGTCAGAGACCGGACACGGAACGCAGAAGCCGGTTGAGGCGATGGAGCGCCCGATGCGCAACCACGGCGTGCGCGGCGATGTCGTCTACGACCCGTTCCTCGGTTCCGGCACGTCGATCATCGCGGCGGAACGCGCTGGCCGCGTCGCCCGCGGCCTCGAACTATCCCCCGCCTACTGCGACGTGATCGTGGCCCGCTGGGAGAAGTTCAGCGGGAAGAAGGCCGAGCGGATCCGGGCGTGATCGGCACCTGAGCAGGGCACGACGCTCCGCGCATGGTTGCACGACGAAGCCCCGCCAGGTCGCGCGGACGGAATGGTGCGCGGGGAGATCCCGCGACGGCCTCGTCTGCCCATGAAACACCGCCCGCGCCTTGGTGGGGCGACGGAGCGCCGCCGTGGGAGCGGTGGCCCGACGTGTCGCTGCGCCTCGACGCCGTCTGGAGCCCCGAGCGCGGCCGGTGGGAGTCCCCGTGCGGCCGGTGGTACTTCGACGAGGCCGCGGCGAAGCGCGCGGTCGGGTTCTTCCCGCGCTACATGCGCCACACCACGGGCCAGTTCTCTGGCCAGCCGTTCGAGCTCCTCGACTGGCAGGCGATGCTCGTGGTGCGTCCGCTGTTCGGCTGGAAGCGCACGGCGGACGGCCTGCGGCGGTTCCGCACGCTCTTCCTCGAGATCGGGAAGAAGAACGGAAAGACGCAACTCTCCTCTGGTCTATCCGCGCTCCTCGCCTTCGCCGACCGCGAGCCGGGTGCCCAAGTCTACGCCGCGGCGGCTAGCGACGAGCAGGCGCGCATCCTCTGGAACGAGTCTGCGAAGTCGATGCGCGCGTGCCCCGAGTTCCTCGAGGACGCCGGGGTCGAAATCTTCAAGTCGTCGATCGTCCAGCCGAAGACCGAGTCGATGTTCAAGGTCATCAGCTCGACGGTGGGAACCAAGCACGGATTCAACGTGCACGGCCTGGTGGTGGACGAGTTCCACACGCAGCGCAGCCGAGACCTGTACGACACCCTGTACAAGGGGACGAGCGCGCGGCGTCAGCCGATGGTGATTCTCATCACCACGGCGGGAGACGATCGCGAGTCGATCTGCTACGAGGAGTACGAGCGCGCGAAGCGCGTGCGCGCGAACCCCGACGAGGACCCCGGCTTCCTTCCGGTCGTGTTCGAGATCCAGGGCGAAGACGACTGGACGCTCGAAGCGAACTGGTACAAGGCGAACCCGTCGCTCGGCATCACGAAGACGCTCGACTACATGCGCGCGGAGTGCAAGGCGGCGCAGGCCGAGCCGCGCAAGCGCAACTCGTTCCTCCGCCTCGAGCTCAACGTCTGGACCGAATCCCGCACGGTCTGGATCTCCCCCGAGGAATGGGGCGCGTGCCGCCGCGACGACGAGCCGCGCGACCTCGCGGCTCTGACCGGGTGCGTCGGGATCGACCTCTCCGAGACGCGCGACCTCACGGCCGTCGTCGCCGCGTTCCGCCGGCCGCTGCGCGGCGCGGAAGAGCCGCTCGAGGTCCCCATCGTCGCGGCGGACGGGAAACCGTCCCCCTCGTCCCCCACCCAGTCGCTCCTCGTGGACTACCAGGTGGACCTCCTCGCGTGGTTCTTCCTCCCCGAGTCCACGCTGCAGGAGCGCGTAAAGAAGGACCGGGTGCCCTACGATGTGTGGGCGCGTGACGGGTTCCTCCGCGTCACGTCGGGCACCGTGGTGGACTACTCGGTGATCCGGTCCGTGGTGCTCGACGAGATCCTCGCGAAGTACCCGAACATCCCCCGCGTGGGCTTCGACCCGTGGAACGCGCGCGACTTCTCGCAGCAACTCACCGCCGACGGCGCCCCGATGGTCGAGGTCCGCCCCATCTACGCGAACCTCTCGTCTGCGTGCAAGCTGCTCGAGGCCCTCGTCGCCGCGCGCCGCGTGACGCACGACGGGAACCCGGTGCTGCGCTGGTGCTTCGCGAACGCCGAGCTGCAGGGCGACAACAAGGGGAACATCCAGCCGGTGAAGCCGGGCGGCGAGTCCCGCGGCCGGCGCCGCATCGACGGCGTGATGGCGACCGTCACCGCGCTCTCGCAGCTCATGCAGGTAGAGGACGCCGGTTCCGTCTACGACACGCGGGGCCTCCTGATCCTCTGAGCAGGGCCGCACCTTCCCCCGGTGCGCCACCGATCCCCCGTAGAGCGAGGCCGTGCCCGTGCGATCGCCCGGCGTCGAGACGCCATGCGCGCGAGCGGGGACTACACCGTCGGGGCGGGGATGGCCGACCCGCTCTCGAACTTCTGGTACTCGGACCCGGACAAGATTGGCCCGAGCGGACCTGACGCCGCGCTGACGATCGGCGCCGTGTTCCGCGCCGTTGAGATCCTCGCGAACAACGTCGCGAAGCTCCCGCTGAAGATCTACCAGCGCATCGACGCCGAAGACGGCGACCGCGAAGCGGTCCAGGACCACCCCGTCGCGAAGCTCCTCGGTCAGCGTCCGAACCCGTGGCAGACGCCGTTCGAGTTCCGGCAGATGCTCACCGGGCACCTCGTTCTCCGCGGCAACGCCTACGCGCGCATCCTGCCGGGCGAGGCCGGGTTCGCCGGCGCGCTGATCCCGCTCGACCCGTCGCGCATGGACGTGGAGCAGCTCGACACGTACCGGCTGCGATACACGTACCTCCGCAAGAACGGGACGCCCGAGGTGCTGACGCAGGACGAGGTGATGCACCTGCGCGGCTTCTCGACGGACGGACTCCTCGGCCGCTCGCGCGTCTCGCAGATGCGCGCCACGGTCTCGCTCGCGAAAGACGCCGAGGACTTCGGCGCGCGGCAGTTCGAGCGCCGCCCGATGATGAGCGGCGTCCTAAAGCACCCCGGGAAGTTCAAGGACACCGCGGCGCAGCAGCGCGTGCGCGAGTCCTTCCAGTCCGCGACCGCTGGGCGCGCGAACTGGCACGGCGTCGCGGTGCTCGAGGACGGCCTCGAGTGGCAGCAGGTCGGCATGTCCAACGCGGACGCCGAGTTCCTCGCGACGCGGAAGTTCCAGAAGGGCGAGATCGCCACGTGGTTCGGCGTCCCGCCGCACCTTCTCGGCGACCTCGAGCGCGCGACGTTCTCGAACATCGAGCACCAGTCGATCGACTTCGTGACGTTCTCGCTCTCGGACTGGCTCTCGATCTGGGAGGGCGTGATCGAGCGCGACCTGATCCTCGAGCCGGATCGGTACTTCGCGGAGTTCAAGCTCGACGCGCTGCTCCGCGGCGACACGCTCTCGCGCTTCAACGCCTACAAGGTCGCCCTCGGCGGTCGCGCGTTCATGTCCCCCGACGAGGTCCGCTCGCTCGAGAACCTGAACAAGCGCGGAGGCCAGCTCGACGAGATCCACGAGGGCCTCGGCTCCACGAGCCCGGCGCCAGGAGCCGCCTCGGACTCGTCCACGCCCATGTCGGACCAGAACGCGCCCGACGCGGAGGACCCCGCGCCGGCACCCGACGCCAAGGCCCCGCGGAACCGCGTCAAGGCCAGCCTCAACGGACACCGGAGGAAGTGATGTCGAACCTCGACCACCTGCTCGCCTGGGCGCGCACGACGCCGTGGGCGATCCGTCCCGACTACGGCGAGACGATCTTCTCCATTCTCGCGCGCCGCGCGGCCGGGATGCGTCTGTCGCAGGACGAGATCGAGTCGCGCGTCGCCGAGAAGCGCGCCGAGTTCGACGCTCGCGCCGCGGGCGCCGTGAAGGCGTCGCGCGGGGGTCTCGCGGTCGTGCCCGTGCTCGGCGTCATCTCGCCGCGCGCCTCCGCGATCGAGCAGTCCTCGGGCATGACCTCGCCCGAGTCCATCGGCGCTGCGTTTGACGCGGCCCTCGCCGACCCGAACGTCTCGACCATCCTCCTCGACGTGAACAGCCCTGGCGGCAGCGTCCAGGGCGTGACGGAGCTCGCCTCGAAGATCCGCGCGTCGTCGAAGCCCGTGGTGGCGCAGGTGAACTACCTCGCCGCATCGGCCGCGTACTGGCTGGCGTCGCAGGCGGACGAGGTCATCGCCTCGCCGTCGGCCGAGGTCGGCTCGATCGGTGTCTACGCGATGCACGAGGACGTGAGCGCCGCGACCGACAAGGCGGGCGTGAAGGTCTCGCTGATCTCCGCCGGCAAGAACAAGGTGGAATCCAACCCGTTCGCCCCGCTCTCGGAAGACGCGCGTGCGCACCTCCAGGCGCAGGTGGACGAGATGTACTCGATGTTCACGGCCGACGTGGCGAAGGGCCGCGGCGTGCCGCGCTCCGTCGCCGCAGGCCCGAAGTTCGGCGAGGGCCGCACGCTGCTCGCGAAGGCGGCGCTTGACGCGGGCATGGTCGATCGCGTCGCGACATTCGAGGAGACGCTCTCGCGCTTCGCGAACGGTGGCCGCGTCTCGCGCCGGATGCGCGCGGAGGACGCGGAGCCCGCCATTCAGGCCGATTCCGAGCCGACTCCCGAAACGCCCCGAGCAGGGCCGCACGCTTCGCACTCGGACGACGCGGACCTTCTCGAACTCGAAGTCCTCTCGCGAGGAAACGGGGCGCCGAGCAGGGCCGCACAGTCGCAGAAGTGATCCGGAACATCAGGAGAACGCACATGCCCGCAGCGACCCTCAAGCCGAGCCGCATCAAGTCGCTCCGCGACGCCGTCGCGAAGTCGAGCGAGTCCGAGCGCGCCCTCCGCGCCGAGGCGAGCGATCTCGCCGCCGCGATCCGCGCCCGCGCCGACGGCAAGGCGACCGACGCCGAGAAGTCCCGCAAGGACGCGATCAAGTCGGAGCTCGACGCTCTGGCGGTCGCCCGCGTGGACCTCGAGGCGGACCTGCGCAACGAGGAACTGCTCCAGGACGCCGAGCGCGTCGCCCCCGTGGCGGACCGCGCCGTGGCGACCGAGATCCGCGACAGCGTGAAGGACGACCCGAAGCGCGGCTTCAAGAGCCTCGGCGACTTCGCCCTCGAGCTGATGAACTGCGGCCCGTCGCTCGCGGCGGTGCACAGCAACGCGCGCCTCATGGCCGCGGCCGGCACCGGCATGACGCAGGGCGTCACGGCCGACGGCGGCGTGCTCGTCCCGCCCGCGTTCTCCACTGAGGTCTGGGACGGCGCCCGCAAGCAGTCCGACTCGATGCTCGGCTACTGCGACGTGCACATGATCGACCCGGGCGTCCAGTCCGTGACCTTCCCGGGCGTCAACGAGACCTCCCGCGCGGACGGTTCGCGCTGGGGCGGAGTCCGCGGCTACTGGAAGGGCGAGCTCTCCGCGCTCACCTCCTCGCAGCCGAAGTTCCGCGACGTGAAGATCGAGCCCCAGGAACTCTACGTCTTCGCGTACATCAGCGACAAGCTGCTCCGCCACGCCCCGGGTGCGGCGAGCGGACTCCTCGCCCGCGCCGCCGCGGACGAGATCAACTTCAAGCTCGGCAACTCGATCTTCAATGGAACGGGTGCCGGCCAGCCGCAGGGCATCATCGGCCACGCATCCGTGGTCTCGGTCTCGAAGGAGACCGGCCAGGCCGCTTCGACGATCGTGAAGGAGAACATCGACAAGATGTGGGCGCGCTGCCACGCCAACTGGCGTCAGGGCGCGGTCTGGTTCGTGAACCAGGACTGTGAGCCCGCTCTCGAGCAGCTCGCCGCGACGGTCGGCACGGGCGGCGTGCCGGTCTACCTGCCCTCGGGCGGCGTGACCGAGACCCCGAACGCCCGCCTCAAGGGCCGTCCGGTCATCGTCACGGAGTACAACGCCACGCTCGGCACGGTCGGCGACATCGTCCTCGCGAACCTCGGCGCCTACTGCGCCGGCGTCCGCGGCATGGTGGACAGCGCCACCTCGATGCACCTGAAGTTCGACTACGCGCAGACCGCGTTCCGCTTCATCTTCGAAGCGGACGGTCAGCCGTGGCTCGCCTCGACGATCACGCCCTTCAAGGGCACGAACACCCTCTCGCCCATCGTCACGCTCGCGACCCGGTCGTAACCCGACTGGCTGAACAGGAGACACCGACATGCCCCAGATGGACCTTCTCCGCACGAACCACGTCATCCCCGGTCTCGCCTACTCGGCGGACGTGACGGCCGGCACGATGGACGTGTACAGCCTGGCGAACTACCGGCGCATCACGTTCTTCATCATGGCGGGCGCCACGAACGGCGACACCTCCACGGTGACGGTGAACGCGAACACGTCGCTCTCGACCTCGGGCGGCACCGCGGTGGCGTTCAAGTACCGCACGCTCGCGGCGGGCGCGAACCCCCCGACCTCCGACACCTGGGGCGCCCTCACGGACGCCACCTCGAGCGGGATCGCGCTCACCGGCACGACCTACAAGTGCTGGGCGCTCGAGATCACGGCCGAAGACCTCCAGGCGGGCCTCGCGGACGCGCAGTACGTCTACCTGGCCTTCGCCGACGGCGGCACGGCCATGACGGGCTCGCTGTTCGTCGTCCTCTCAGAGCCGCGCTTCGAAGGCTCGGCCCCGACCACGGCCATCGCCTAGTCCCGAACCTCAGGAGCCTTCCATGTCTTCTCGCGGCTTCAACCAGGCGGGCCGGGTGTCGGTCTACGACCCGGACATCAACCCGACGCACGTCACGGGCCTCTGGCGCACCTGTCCCCTGCAGGAGGCGGTCTGCTCGCCGAAGATCGGCGTGCTGCTCGACGAGGACTTCGTGGACTACGACGCCACCGACACCTACGTCGCCACCGCGGCGACGACGGGCACGGCGGCGATCGACACGGCGACCCCGGGCACTCTGAAGCTCGACGCAGGCGCGACCACGGCCGCTCAGGGCCTCAACCTGCAGCGCACCAAGGCGTGCTTCGTCCCCGCGGCGAACAAGTCGCTGTGGTTCGAGACGCGCGTGACGCTCTCCGCTGCGACCCCGCCAGTGACCAAGGCGCAGATCTTCATCGGTCTGGCCGCTTCGGACACGACGATCATCGCGAGCGGCTCGCAGTCCACGAACAACCGCATCGGCTGGCAGATCGAGACCGCGGGCAACCTGACCTCGGTCTTCACCGTGGACAAGGCCGGCACCGGAACGACCGCCACGGGCCACACGTTCGTCGCCGCGACGGCCGTGAACCTCGGCTTCTACTACGACGGCGTCGCCGACACGGTCCAGCAGTACATCAACGGCGTCGCGACCGGCACGGCCATCGCCACGACGTACATCCCGAAGCTCGCGATCTACCCGTCCTTCGTGTGCCAGAGCGACGGTACCGACCGCCCGCTGCTCTACGTCCACGGCTACCGCGTCTTCCAGCTCCGGTAAGGGGGCCAAGTGGCGATCCAGCAGGAAACGCTGCGCGTCTGCAACCTGACGATCACAACCGCCCTCACGGGCGACACGACCTCGGGTGTCTACGCGGCGAGCATCGGCCGCGTCGAGTCGCTCACGGTGGAGGCCATCTTCACCTACGGCTCGGGCGGCACGAACGCCACGGCGTACCTGCAGACCTCGCTCGACGGCGGGACGACCTGGATCGACATCTACGCCTTCCAGGCGACTACGGCCAGCATGTCGCGCGTCGTCCACCTGACTGCCGCGGCGGTCACGACCCCAGCGACGCCCGGCGACGCGGCGCTCACCGCGAACACGGTGGTCAACGGCATCCTCGGCGCCCTGTACCGGGTCAAGGTCACCACGACCGGCACCTATGCGGGCGGCACCACCCTCGCGGTGTGGCTGACGCCGAAGTGATCCCGTGATCGCCACGGGACGCCTCTCCCTCGTCACCGCACCGACGGTCGAGCCTCTTTCGGCCGACGACGCCGCGGAGCACCTGAAGCTCACGAGCCGCGACGAGGACGAGTACCTCGACGGCCTGATCTCGGCCGCGCGCCACTACGTCGAGACCGTGACCCGCCGCGCGCTCATCACGCAGACGTGGGACTGGTCGCTCGACCTCTGGCCGCAGGAGGTCGCTACCGAGATCCCGAACGCGCCGCTCCAGTCGGTGACGTGGATCAAGTACTACGCCGCCGACGACACGCTCACGACCTGGGCCTCGACGAACTACCAGGTCTCCGCGCCCTCGGGGCCCCTCGCCGACCCGGGCCGGGTGACGCGCGTCTCGGGCGCCTACTACCCGATCCTGCGCTCGATGAAGCTCGACGCCGTGACGATCCGCTTCGTGGCCGGCTACGGCGCCACGGCCGACACGG